GTAAATGCAGTAGAGCCTCCGGTTGACTGGGCATTATATCTCGGAGTATAAGATGTTTTGTTCGAAACGGCGGATATATCCAACAGGGTAGTAGTAACCCCGGTAAGTTCGTTAGATGCAAAAACAACCAAAGCCACGCTCGATGTAGCATTAGCGAATATGCAGTCAATGCGCTCTATCCATCCGGTTATTTTGCTTGTCGTAGCCTGGCTCTTCGTGTGCGTCAGCGAAGCACCTGTAATTTTGGCAATAACTTTATCAAGCGACCCTGCATAAACTATTCCTGCACACAAAACACCAATCAAAAAAAGATAGAATCGTTTCATTATTATCTCCCGCAAAAGACCGGGGGAAATTTTCCCCCGGTCTATGCTTTTAATTATTAAGGAACGCGTTGAATAGTCAGTGTCGCATTAGTAACAGCGGCCACGCTTTCCCGAGTTACCGTAACCGTTATTGTAGGAGTAACCGTCTGAGCGGTGGGCGTAACCGCAACGGCCCCTGTCTGTTTTGTAACCGTAGCCGTGGGAGTAACAGTTTGGATCGTAGCTGAATCCAAAACGCTTGCTGTCTCTTGAGTTACAGCCAATGTAACATTACCCCACTGCGGAGTAACGGAAACTATGTTTGTGTAAATGTTGGTATTTACACCATCATAATTCGTCTGAACCTGCGTAGTGTACGCAACGTTTGTAACTACGCTGACACTCCCGAGCGAGATATTAGTCACTACAGTCTTCGATGTAGTCGAAACGTTAGTAGCCAAATCAGGAGTAATAGCCACTGTGGCATTGGTCATTACAGCGTCACCCCCGGAAACGGCAATCGTTACATTAGTCATTAAGGCAGGAGAGCAAGTGGCAGTTGCATTAGTAACACTCGCAAGACCTTGCCGACTCAGCGTAATAGTTGTATTAGTGACAACAGTAGCTGGCAAAGAACTGGCACCTATTTCTCCATAAAATATAGGAGCATGGATATTGCCATCGTTATCAACATATGCCGTGGGCGTTGATTCAGTTCCAGCCCAAACCGCTATATTGGTGTTATGCGGGCCAGCAAGACATGTGGATGCAATCCCAAAAATGAAAAGCAAAGCAAGGGTCTTTACTCTTCCAATATCTCTGTCGCCATCAATATCGGCACCCATGATTTTTTCCAGCCAGTCTTTCAATTTTCTAACCGTAAAAGCGATATTTTTTACCTGTTTTTGAATATCTTCAATTGTTTTATCATCGGATTTTTGTTCTTTTATATCTTCATTACTCATTTTTTTCTCCCTTTAATGGGGTAGGGTGGATGGGAAAAACCATCCACCCCTAACCTTTTTGTTATTTAATCGTTTACGCTGCACCGTCCGTGCCAAAGATTTGATACCAATCATACGGAGCGTGACTAAACCGGCAAGTAATCGTCCAACTCCGCGAATCCGTCCTGATAGTATTATCGGGTTTAACTGTCGGAGCGCGGCGCATATAGAACCTAATCGGCTTCTGGTCAGTAACCAAAAACCACGCCGTAGACGAAGATAGATAATGACCAACCGTATAATCCAATCCTCGCGTCCGAATGGCATTGATTTCATTTGTGCTCTTGTAAGGAGTTTCAATTGACTTTAGAATTTCAATTGCTGTCCTTTCAAGAGCCGGGGGAATGATAAGCATTCTCGGAATAGCTCTTACGGGATTGTTTTCGTGATCTTTCAATCCGGCAAAGTTATCCACACCAGCCCACAATGAATCCGCTCCCAATGTCACGTCGGTTGTCGGACGATTTGCTTGCGACGATCCGCCAGCACCCGTAAACGTAGCATGACTTGTAGCAATCAGCGTTTCGCTTGCCGTGCTGCTTGGCCCAACTGTGCTTACGGTGAAAGCATTATTAAGATCATATGCTCCTTGTGTTTCGATTCGATGTCGCATTGCTGTCCCCAATGATCCCGCTGTTTTTTCAATAACAGGAAAAAGCTCATCTTCCAGTGCGTCTTCCGAAGCAATCAAGGTGGAACCATACTTAACATGCGTCCAAGTACGAACCGGGCCTTCCTTGAAGTGGGTTTCGGGAACTTCTTCATACTCACTCAAAACACCCGGCATCGGAAGTTCACTATACAATGAGACTTTTTCATACTTATTTTTACTTACCAACTGTTCACACCAATTTGCATATTCCTCGGGATACAAACCAAGGTACTGATAAAATGCCTTGTTTATCCTTGCGTCATATAGATTGGTTAAATTTCCAGATAACATTGCCATAATTTATTTCTCCTTTTGATTTTTATTTATTAAACCACATTGGCCCAAGCCGCTTGCAAGAACCTGAATATGATTCTTGGATTTACATCGCCGACAGTATCAATAATCCCGACAACTTCAACTTTAGTTGTCGTAGTATCGGCAACGTCAACATACCAATTGTTGCTGGACGCAACCAAAGAATAAGAAACGCCAACTTCCGTTCCCAGAAGAGTATAAGCGTCCGTTCCATTAATAAGCGATCCTTCAAACAAATTGTAAGGATTAGCTTCATAATACGGAACAGCCGACCCGGCGGTTCCAGTAGCGTCGGTCGCAGCAATACCGGCAATGGTGGAAGCATCCGTGCCACCAGCCCAAATTTCAAGTTCTTTGCTGGTTCCATCTCGCACGAGAGGCGCGCCAATTTTATAGGTTTGACTTGCTTCCTCTCCAGGAGAGCGATCCGTAACGATACCTCCAATGCCTTCCTGACGATAAATGTTAAGAGTCCTTAATACTTTTGTTGCCATATATTTTATTCTCCTATATTTTCACGTTTTGTTTCACTACTCGAAAGGTCATCGTCAGTTTTGACTATAACCCCCTTTTCCCTGCTCATCATCCGGGCTTCGTTTATAGCAGAGGTTCTAGCATCAACAAACTGTGATGCTTGTTTTTTTCTTCGGGCATCGGCCATGTGTTTCGGGCAACACATCAAAATTCTATTTCCACGTATTTTTCTTTTTCCACTGGAACTTTCCACCGCCTCAAATGGGTTTCCGAGTATTTTTTCATCACCGGTTGCCGGAACATACCCCTTATGAGCGGCTGCGTTAAGCTCGGCATCGTCATTATTTTTCATCCAAACATAATTAAATTCAGGATTTTTATTTCCAACTTCCCATATATCACCAGTCAAATTTTCACTTACAACATTGGCGCGTTTTACAAAATTAGGATTACCGCGAGGACGTTTTGGCGTTTCGTTACGGATTTCAGGATTAAGTTCAACATTCATTTTTAATATCCTTTCAAGATAAATTATCAACTTATTGAGAGCGGCGGCTAAACATTTTCATCCCCATTTCTCTGGCTTTTTCAGGATTAGCCCAATTAATCATATCCTCTTTTGATTTAAAATGTCCTTTGCCTTCCTGCAAAACCGCCGGATCGTTTGCCCACGCCGCGATGCGCTCCGACCTGGCATTTGTTTTGGACGATCCAACGTCTGAAATTATTTCGCGCTCCCTTTCAAACTGTTGACGATTATTATCTTTTTTAATTTTTCCGGAACGAAGGTCAAGAAACTCCATTTTTTGTTCAAAGGTAAGATTTTTCAAGTCCGGCCTTTCATCGTCCAGCTTTTCAACTTCATTGACTATTTTTAATTTTTCAGGGTCTAGCGAAACTGCGCGACGAAACGCCTTCTCCTCTATTTCTGACATTAATTTCTGGTACTGTTGTCTTTCCAAGTCGCGGTCATACGCAACGTCTGTAACTATTTTCTTAACTATTTTTTTCAAACCAGACTTGGGATCGGATTCAAAATCGTTATCAACTATTTTTTCCATATCTCCCAAGTAGTCATCAAATGTCTTCTTTGGAAGAATCGCAGAATCAATTTCAGGAGCGGCTTTTCTGGTTCGACTAATGTACTCCTGAGTTTCCCTTAATCTCTGTTCGGTTTTTTCTTCTTCTGTCTTCCTTAGTTTTTCAGACAATTCTTCTTTTTCTTTTTTGATATTATCAGTATTTGTTTCGACCGGTTCGTTAAAATCCGGGATTACTGGAACCGTTTCAATACTATTCTGCTTTTCGGGCGCGACTTCGGGCTGTCCTTCTTCATTTTTTTGCATTTACTTTTTCCTTTATTAGACGGCGTCGGGCTACGTCATCGGTTATTCCGAGGGTATCGGGCTTCCCCCATTCATATTTCCCATTTGACCGCTTATCACTTGGCCTTCTTCCTGTCCAGGCGTTATCGGGGCACTCGCCAGCGTTGAACTAGATGGCCCGACACCTTGTCCACCGGGGAATGAGTTAGCCCCAGATAACGCTTGTTCACTTTTTTTCAATTGTTCTGTTAAAGAAATGTGCTGTTGCATCATGGGAGCATTAGGATTCTTTTCTCTTTGAGCCTGCCATAAAGCTTGACGATGAACAGGAAGATGCACGTCGTGCATCTCTCCTTGCTCCGGCTCGTCGTATTGAGCAAAAACTAGAATTTCATTATTTTCCCACAAAGCTGCTTTAATGGCCTGATCTTTTGCGGGGATGGCAACAAACTGGGCCGGATTTTCCAACCCCATGGTTTCAGCGATACGTAATGTAATTTTAGATTTGATCCCCATATCCTGTGTCATTCCAAACAATTGCATAAGACTTTGTATCTTTGTGGCCTTATCCATCGCCTCCGCAACCCCTCGCAACTCGACAAGATAAATATCGCTTAAATCAAATTGAAACTCAGCCCCCATTGAACCGATCTGTTTGACTATATCTTCATGTGTCATAAACGCATGAACGCACTGCGCAAATTTTTTCATATACTCCCCGATAAGAGCGTCTTCTATGCTTGCCATATCGCTAAATATCGGAGTCGTTGCGGCGGTTCTTGCTCCAACATATTCAGAAGCACTTGTTCTTCCGCCCATGGCCTGACCGATGACAGCTTCGGTCGTATTTGTTATTTCGCGAAATTTTTGCTCATAATACTGAATACTCTGCGAAATGGTTCCGGTCATATCCAATAATTGCATCTCAGTAAATGCACTTTTTACATCCCCGGTACATGGAATTGTATTGGAGTGACCAAAGTCATATTTGTTTCCATCCATCCTCAGTGGATCATATACGATCGGTCTGCGGCAATTTTTTGAGCGATTGTCAATCAGTTGATCGGTTGCGATGCAGATTTGATCATAATATGTTTCTACTTTTTCACCTAAACTTATATGGTAAGACCCGATATCATCTTCCGTCTGATGCGCCATCAAAATAGGCAGTCCGTTAGGAAATATATTTTCACGTATTTCTATGATATCGCAACTATCCGGATTGCCTAAAAATCTGACGCGGCATCTAATTTCAGCATTATTTTCGTTCCATTCCGAGTTATCTTTGTCAATCGGCAGATTGACCCAGCATGTCCAATGCTCATACAACTCCGCCGACCTGTCTTCAAATGTTCTTCCGGCATTATCCATCCTCTCGGATTTAGGATTATTGTATTCCAATGAGGATAGTCTTTCCCGGTATTTATCCAGTTTATTTTTTAATCCATCGCCTTCATTCTCAAATAATTTTACCTTTTGTTTTTTGCTGTCTAAAAACAACTGATTCCATGAAATAGAATTTTTTATAAATACTCCGGGCTGCAACTCTATCTCATCAATGTTTTCATCCATCCATACCTTATCCAGTGGAATAAATTCAAATGCCGGCAAATCACTTTGAACGTATTCGCGTATTTTGCGTTCCCCGCTGTCCTTATCCCTGTAATACGTATCAACTACAATTTTTTCCCATGGTATTCCTATGATTCCATTGCCGTTTTTGTAAATATCCAGCAAGACGCGTTTAAGATTTTTCTTAAACTTGGTGCTGCTTTGAGCGCGGCGGAAAAGCATTGTTAAAATCTCAGCGTTCTTGGACTTTACGATATTAACCTGCTCATCCTCTGTGGATGCAAAATAACCAAATTTATAGTTGTCGGGGTTATCGGTAAAAGTTTTAAATGCCATTGAAACGAGTTGATTAACGGCAATATGAAAAACACCCGTTGACTCATTGGCTCGGTGGACATCGTCCTTGGAGGGATCGGGTTTTATCCGGTACATGGAGTCATTCTTTTCCCATATACTTTCTAATTCGCTTCTATCCCGGATATTGGAAAACAAGGATTTGATGCGGTTTTTTGTCTTTTCGACAATGGAAGAATCTTCAGCATAATTCGGCATAACATCCATGATGGACGAAGATTCCTTGACATCGGTACTCACAACCATGTTGCTTTCCAGTTGTAAAGTATCATCATCCGGATTAATAAAATATGCTTCTGGTTCCATAAAAAAAGGGCTGCCTGTTTATGGCAGCCCCGTGATTGTTCCTATTATCGGAATTTTTCTACTGGTAGCTAATTATAGCGTCTTGATTCTGTGATATGGGCTTCCTTGATTCTGCCCTCTTTAATGCTTATTCTTACATCTCCAAAGAGTTTTTTTTCAAGCATTTCCTTGATTCGAGACATTATTTCCTGAAAAGAACACATCTTTTCCTTTTCTGTATTTTCATCTAACATGTTTTCGCGCTCTTGTCAAGTAAAAATATAATTATTTTTCAGACATACATAAAACGTCGTCTTCTTTGATAATGATATACTCAAGATCGTTTTCCACGCATGTTACCGCCAAACGCGCATCAAACCATATCAAATTCCCGCAAGAAATGCTTTTGACTGAAACGCCAATCTTATAAACAGTTCCGCAGATACTTTTTCCAGTATCACTGTTCCCGACTATTTCGATAATGTTGTTTTTATCTTCTTTTGCAATTTTTGCCATCAAGAAATTTCCGCATGGATATATACGTTCAATACTTGATTCACAAACTATTTTTCCCAAAATACACTTTGCATCGGTTATGGCGAGAGTTCTGTCATCGAACGGAAGAACGGTATGTTCCTTTTTAAAAAGAATCGTATCTCCAACCGAAAATTCTTTAACATCATCTCCCGTCCTTACAATATCCCCGCGCCATCCATACGTTTGAACTGCTTCTGGTATAATAATTCCGCCCTTTGATTGATCGGGCCTTTCCCTCCGTATTAAAATCAACTCGCGCAATGGATGAAAAGATTCTTTTATATTAATCATTGTTTTCCCCGCATTCCTCTCTCATAACTTTTATTAAATATAACGCCCGACTTACACCTTTTACCTCGCCTTTGCTTACACCATCTTGAAACGTATTCCCGGTTATATAATCCAATGAGTTCAGCATGTTTTTGATATTTTCCAGTTCATTCTCCATGACTTTAAATCCGGGTTCGTTAATTATCATTCCAACCAATTTAAGTTTTTCTGAATCATACATTGTCAATACCCTCCGTGACTGCTTATATTTTGAAAAGTCTTTGGTTTTCTTTTTAAATAATCTCCAAGATATCTAGCCTCCGAAGAAGCCATGTATTCAGCGGTATCAATTAAATGATCATCTTTGTTCCTTTTTGTTTCCTTGTAATTATTGGTTTCGTTCCCAAACGATCTTGAAGCGGTAACGCATCTTTCCCATTCCCATTTGAACTTTGCGCATTTTGTCGAAAAATACATGCGCGGCGCGCCGGGTTTTCCGGTCACAATGTGGTTTCTGTTTGGATCAATTTTTAACAATGCTCTAAGATTCTGGGCGCGATGCTCCTGGTTTAGTTTCGTTGACTCGCTAACCCGCAACCCTCCAATTTGAAAAAAGAAACTCAATGGTCTTCCTATTCCACCGGTCATTTGAAAGCAATGCCAGTCCAGAAAAGTACCCATGTATTTTTGGCGAATTTCCTCCTCCTCATAAACATCGTATTGTGCTCCGCTATCATTGTCAATAATTTTTTTTATCAACTTCCTTTTATTTCCACTTTTTTCTATTATTCCGGGAGCGTGTTCATAAGCGTCCTTGCCGGAAATATAATACTCATCATACATGAAATAATCGCCAGTGGGGCTTATAGCCCAAAAACTACAAGCGGTAGGATTGCTCCACCCATAATCAACGCAACGAAAATGAGTCCACCCCTTATCTGAAATACTTTCATATGTCCACGGAATAAAATGAAGTTCTCTTTGAATCTCCGGATAAAACAATCCGCTTGATTGCTGGAATATCCCGTAATACCTGGCGGCGCCCTCAAGCATTCCAAGACGGTCGCCAACTTTTTTTGGTATCTCAACGTGCTCAAGATATGCCTTGCGTTTCTGCTCCTTGCTGAAAATCCTGTCCGGAACATCGTCTATGCTTATTCTGCATCGCAACACATCATGCCCCCTGGTGTTATGTCCAGTCCACATGTCAATAAGCCATGAATTTGCTCCAGTATCTGCCCGTCCTTGAACCTTATGCGGAGTAAAAGAAAAATCCCACCATATTCCTCCGCGAGTCCTGCCCCGTTGATCCAACTCGTTAAAAAAAGGAAGCGGTATTTGTTCGTCAGCTAAAACCTCTTCTGCCTTAACTCCGGCGCATACGCTCGCTTTTTGATCGTAGGTGAGAAGAATTATTTTGCTTCCGTTTTGCAGGGTAACATCAGGAGTCATTTTCCAAGAAGGCTCTTTTGTTCCTCCAAGAGAAACATGGCAATAAGGCCCAAGTTCTTTTGCCGGAATCCACTTTTGCAGTTCAGGCCACAAAACCCTTTCGAGGTGTCCCTTATCGTATCCCAAAACAACCAAGGTTTTAGGGCCGTTCCATTCGTGGTATTCAATTCCATTCTTGAAAATTTGCCAGTTTGGATCACACTTGATCAATCTTAAAACTTTTTTTACAACGCCATGACATGTTTTCCCGACTTGATTTGGAGAACAGCAAATACATATAAAATGTTTTCTATCGTTAACCCAATCCGCGCTCGAAGCCAGCATAAAACCGCAATCGTTTGCAAACCTTGCAGCCCCATGCGGAACAAAAAATTGCAACTCGTTTTCGGCTTTCATGCGTTGCAGTTTTTTAAGGTCTTGTTCCAGCTTTGGGTTTGATTTTATCTCTTCGTAAGTGTAAGAAATAAGATCGTTGCCAAGCCACAATTCGAATACTTTTAATTGTCCGTTATCCATATTGTCCATATTGACAAGGCGATTGGTTTGGTTTTATTTTTATATTACTTTTTTTAGACCTATTAGACCTTAAAACCGTAAATCTGCAAATTAAATAAAAACCGCGTCCCGCTTCATGTTTTATTTCCGGTTTTTTTCTCCAAAATAAACAAGATGCCGGAGAACATCTTAATACAACATGCTTTAGTTCATCTCCAAACTTAACCAATAATTCTTTTTTCGATCCCCCATATAATTTAATTAAAAAATGTTCACAATCATCACGCCCGTTAAAGACCGTTTTTTCAAAATCAGACGTTAAAGAATTTAATGTTTTTTGTATATTCATCTCACCTTAACCTCGCCATCATGGGTAATCAGCCCATCGGCCGCATGAATTAATTTTACATCCCAATCAACAAACATGTCTATGCCATGCTTTTTTGCCTGTAACGCAAAATAATAATCCTCGCTCATGCACCTGTCCCCGGAAACCATGTCTATTCCGAAAAACCAAGGAGAAGGTATCTTTCTGAAAACATCGGCTTTATAACAAATCAGTTCGCTTCCGTTTCCGTAAATTTTTTCAACTCCCTTGTGTTCCCCGGGATTTGTCACGGTTCTTAATTTACATTTTTCAACGTCAATATAATCGGCCACATGACATGTAAACGGAGGAAATCTTCCCATGGCCCACCCGCCCACGACATCCAGATTGTGATTGATTAGCCTTTCAATATCTCCGGACTGCCACCCCACATCAACCGATATTATTAAAATAAAATCGGCATTCATTTCCAAACTTTTTTCAACCATCGTTTTCATGGCGTTCGGAGTCCACATCCCGCAAGTGCGCAAAAAATCAACCTTGCTGTCTTTGGGCCATTTTGTTTTTACAAGGCTTTCACAAAACCACATTTTACAGTCGGTTCCATAGTAGGGCATACATACCGATATGTTCATGACATCTCCAAAAATTACTCGTCTTTTTCAGAATCTTCAACCCCCGTCACGTTGGCATCATCAAGTTCGCATTCCGGCTCTGACTCGGGTTCGGTTTCAGCGCATTCCTCCATATCCTCTCCATGCTCCGGCAATAAATTATTTTCAGGTTCTTCGCTTTCGTCTGAAAGCGTTTCCTCATCTTCCTCGGCATCAATCGTTTTTTCATCAGGCTGTCTTGATCCCTGTTTTATTCTGAAAATAAGTTCCATTATATTTTCCTGTTTATCCTCCTTTTGCGGTCTCGCAACTCTTCCGGCTATTTCCGTGGCATCCATTAAATTTTTGATAGCCTGTGGTTTTTTATCCTCTGAAATCTTATCAACATCCATCTTCCTGAGAAGTTCTATCACCCTCCTTTCGGCCAATCCGCTTATCCCGACCACTCGCGCCACCTGTGCCGCGTCAATGATGTCCCGATAATTTTTTTTGGACATGTTTATATAATTTATCGACAGGCCAAGCGCAGTGACCAACTCGGAAGGCGTGTACATGGTACATAAAAAAGCGACAAGTTTCTGGCGTTTTGCCGGAATCAATGTCGGGAGATACTCCTTCATTGTCGCAAGATCACTCACCATCATCACTTGATCCGGAGGCAATAATGCGTCCTTGTGTTTTAAAAACCTTATCGGCCTTGTGCTCATGAGTTTATTGCCTTTAAAATAAAATCAGCCATGCTTTGCGTGCACAAATCCTTCGGTTCGCAATAAAAAATTTTCCATCCCATGCTTGTTGCCGTATTTCTTTTTTCCCAATCCTTTTTTATTTGCGCCCCGCGATTATGTCCGCCCATTATCCATATCCCGCCATCAACCTCTATCGCTATTTTATGATTTATAAACGCAATGTCAAATTTCCATTTTCGGGATGGATGAAATTTGTACTCATATTCCGGATCTTGAATTTTATAAGAACGAAAAAATGCCGTGACTATTTTAATGTTATATTTCATAAAAAACTTAGACGGACAGATAAGACTCTTCCGGATGTTCGCTGAATTTTACAGACTTGCGCCACTCCGAAACCTTGCGCGACCAATCAATCATTTTTTCAAAATCAGATTCTTTGTAATGAATTTTTAAAATCTTTTCACCCCGAGTGCAAAGACATGGAGTACATTCATCGTACTGGGGAAATCCAAGGGTTTTATGTTTTTCAACTCCAAAATGCTTTTCTCCCGTTTGTGAGTCAACACAAACGATGTATTCGATCCATCCCGTACCCCGGCATAAAACGCAACTTTCTGTAGGCAGAAACACGCTCTGTTCCTTCTTCAACATCCAGCGATTGTGAATAATCGCTGATTTTAAATCCTCTACAGTCGGGGCGTATTTGAACTCACCCTTGCGCTTCTGCTCCCCGAGGTGTTTTACCGCGTTTCTTAACTCATCTTCGGTACAATTCCTTATCTCATCCTGAATAATCGAATCCCACGCCTCTATTTCATCGTCAGCCAATCTTCTGAAGCGAGCCTGAAATTCACGATCCCATGAAATTATGCTCATTGACTGAATATACTCCTTTTTTTAACTTCACCGCTTTCCGTTTCTATCGTCCTGTCAACCTTGTTCAACCAGTTTATTACAAACTTCTGAGTAAACTTACGACTTGGACGCAATGACAACCACCTTTTCATTTTTATAACCTGATCATCCAAGTTGATACCCTGCTTCTCACAATCCGGTCGCAATGAGTTTAACCAGTTTTCGTCCACTACCCGGATACCCTTCCCCCCCCCCTCTCCCCCCTTAAGAGAAGATAAAGATCTATATACAGATACAGATGCGTTTTCAGAAATTGCTGTTGCAATATTGATAGCATCTTTGCTAGCATCATCATAAGACTCTATAAATCCAATACTTAACAAAGGCTCTACCTCTACTTTCTTGATACCAAGCCTGTTTTTCAACCACCCCTCGTCAGTACATGGAATTTTGCCATCAAATTTACTCCCAAGAAGCCACAAAAGCATACACGTCAATTTTGCCGAATCGCTTAGTTTATGAAAATCGTTTTCGGTTCCATCGGACTTGTAATCTTCGATGCACTCGGTATATAATTTTATCCATGGAGGCCGCCTCGCCGAATAATGCTGGAACTTCTCCCAGTTCTTTATTTTATACCCTTTTGCCATATATCCACAAAAAAAAGACGGCTCCAAGTGGGGATTTATAAAGCAAGGACGGATTCTTCTGTTTGCCTTATAATTTCTTGAAACCGTCTTAAATTCATCGTTTTCCGCCCATTCTTTTAAATAATAGAATACCCCTTCTATTATTTTTTATACTAAAATACCACAAACAATAACCCATGTCAAGCCTTCTTCTTGTATTTTAAATCATAATCAATGTCAATCCCAGGTTCATGCAACGTAACTTTTACATCATCCTTGTTTATCTTCCCCATTTCTTCCCTCCCTATGAACTTACATCCCCTAAACACCCCAACCCTGCCATCCTTTAACTTCAACGTCACTACCTGTAAATTACTCACTCTCCACCGCCTTTCCCTTTTGATACGGCCTATATCCCCACAACGCACACGACGATATCCCACACTCCCCAACTTCTGACTTCTGCAAATTACAGCACTGAATGCAATGCGCACTTATCGCCGCTTTCCTGCTTTTACATGAAAAAGAGGCCTTTAAAATTCGTAACGCACTCGGGAGCACCCTGGACCCTTTTTATCTCTTCGGTTTGCTCCGTTGTATATTTTACATCGGATTTTTGAACAATGGCACGTTTGGACCTCTCCCTAGCTAAAATTAACCACGTGGGCTGTTTCCCTTCTTTCATTTTAACCTTTCCCCTGTCATTGAAGCCGTAGGCTGGAATCGAACCGGCAACTCATCGCTTACAAAGCGATTACTCTCCCTTTTGAGTTACTACGGCATTATTCTGCTTTTTTTACGCCTTCAATTATATCAAACACCTCTCGCCGTTTCAATGGTTTTCTAAAATTTTATTCAGCACTAAGCAGTTTTATATTTTTTACTTCATTATATCATATCTTTTAATCTTTATTAATATCATATATTATACTTAATCTTTTCTAAAATGTCAAGATTTATTTTTGTCACTGTCCATAAGTGTTTTATAATCCCATATTTATATTCAAAGATTTCTTAATAAATAATCACCATGTAAATGTCGTGACTTTTTTGCAGTTATTCGTTTTTTATCAATACTTTATATATTCCAACTTTTTTGCTTGAATGTGTTTTTTACACGCTTCTCATTTCTTGTCGCGTTATTCGTTTGTCCAGTTTTACTATGATTTTTATGCGGTTTTTTAAAGTCTGCGAGGCTTATACGCGTATTTTAGATATGCCGGGGTGGGTAGATGGGCATGGCGTACCCCGTACCACTCATTAACCTCTACTATCTGTATCCCTATTAGTAGCAGCGTGATATACACCGTATCATAATTTGCGTCATAACTGTTATTATGCGACGTGCCAGTAACAATCTATTGAGTTTCATCACTTTATAAAAATAGGCAATTTTAGGGGGTCATTTTTTGGGTATAAAATGTTACAAAAATGTAACTTTTAACCTCTGCGGGGATGCGCGCGTGGTGTTGCAGGAGCGAAAGCGTTACGCATCCCATAACAATCCTGCTAAAATATAACGATCTTGCTATAATAATGTAGTCAAAAAATATAAACGTATTATTATTAATGAATTATGTGCGTAATTTTTAGGGTCAGTTTTGGATTTGGATCAACTTCAGGTTGTCAATGCCGGCGGCAACAGGCAACGGCACCCCGGAATGCATCGAGGGTAAGTCGACAGTAGCAAAAACGAGAAAAGATGAAGTTACATTTTTATAACACAATGTTACAAACCATTGTAATTGCAATTACTTATGGCGATTCCACTTAATGAGAAATGATAACAAACGATGAAATTGCTGAGGTTTTTGAGATGTGGTTAACAAAAATGAGAAAATAGGTATTAAAATCACCATCCGTATTAACCGCAAAAAATAAAACAATGCAAAAATCCAATAAAAACGGATGTTTTTTAAAACAGCTCAAACTTGGCACGGCATATGCTCCATGTATACGTATCGCTTGGCAGTGTGCCCGGCACCGATGCTCCCCGGTCGGGAGCAAATAGAGAGAGAAACCATGAACACGGAAACCGCAAAGATCGAAACCGAAAAATCCTCCCTTTATCGCTTTGAGATCCGCTCCCAAAGCGGCA